CGTTGGACATTTTTCTTGAAACTTCAAAAACGATTGATGAAGAGAGGACAATTCAAAGAGTTGTTCATTCAATCCAGAAACAAATGAAGGAACTGTAATGTCTAAATACTCGTACGAATTAATAGACGAAGTGCATGATCTGGCATGGGGTGATGCAGATATAAAATGTACTGTGTATCATACTGGTAAAGCAAATAGGTTAAGCAAGCATTATAAAGGTATGACCAACAAACAGATAGCGGAAAAGATGGGTCTTACTGATAGTAAGTTGCATTATATTTTATATAAAACAAAACCTAGTTGGTGGTTCAAGGGTTAAGTTATCTCTAGTCGGCATCCTTACGAGGGTGCCGTGTAGGTATAATTTAAATTGAAAGGAGAAGATGATGCCTAAACATTCACAGAAATTAATTGATAAGGCTCACGACCTAGCGTTTAGGGGTGAGCTTTCGAACAAGGCTATAGCCAAGAAACTAAAGCTAACGGCTAATCAGTTGCATTATATTTTGTATGCAAAGCAAGACAGTGGTTACTGGATTGAGGACGTGAAGGAGATTATGAACAAGAAAGAACCTACCATTACGGAGAGTTTCTTGGACTTCTTTATTTTGGATAAGTTCCGATGAGCGAGTTAAATTTAAATCACGAGCCTAGTTTAAATCATTGGGCTAGAAGACTGGCTGATGATGACATACGCACAGGCTACCACACAAATTGGGATCATGCATATGAGTGTGCTTGGACAATCATTGAGGAGTGTAACGATGGCTGAGTGGAATATTAAAGTAGAGATGAACCAGAATTGTTGTAAGCATCCGGTCTCTCGGTATTATGATGCGATTGAAGCGGAGACCTTGGAGCAAGCTGAAGAGATTGCGTATCATAGGTTTATCGATACGCTTGAGGAGAGCATTACCACCAGGGAGTTTATCACTAATCCTTACTGGATGGATGTTAGTCCAAAGGACTATGAAGAGATCAACAATGCTTAGACACGTTGACCTATGTTCGGGGATCGGGGGCTTTAGTCTCGGTTTTGAGTGGGCACAGTTGTCCACCCCTATATTGTTTTGCGACACTGAGCCTTGGTGTCGTGAGATACTCGCAAAGAATTTTCCAAATGTACCCATAGCTGCAGATGTAAAGGAGTTAGCTAATGACCCAGAAAGACTTGTTCCCGAACACGATATCCTCACAGCGGGATACCCCTGCCAACCCTTCTCCGTCGCGGGGAGGCAAAAAGGCTTTGAAGATGACCGCCACATCTGGCCGTACATCCTTAGAATTGTTGCACAAAAAAGACCGACTTGGTGCGTTTTCGAAAACGTTCATGGTCACATTGCCTTGGGTCTCGACCAGGTGTTGCTTGACTTGGAAGCCGAAGGCTACTCCACAAGGACGTTTGTTGTTCCAGCTTGCGGTGTCAACGCTCCCCATCGAAGAGACAGACTCTGGATTGTTGCACACTCCAACAGCGACAGCCAATCAGATGTCACCGAGCATGGTGAACAGAGACAAGGGCAGTTGGGGGAAAGAGATGTGGGCAACGCCCAACACGATGGATCATCTACCGCCAAGGTCGGAGGAGTCAACGAAGAAGATGCAAGAGGGTCATCGCAAGGGCAGAGCCAGACCGAGCAATCTTCGAGAGCAAGTGGACGAGAAGACGATGGATCTTTACGTCAAGAACTGGCCGACCCCAACGGCATCGGACGTGGAGGGGGGAACAGCGCAGGACGTGGAGTTGGAGAACGGAACGTTCAGTCGGAAGAACAAGGACGGAGTTCGGTGGGGCGTGAAGCTGCGAGACGCGGTGAACCACGCGGAGAAGATGTGGCCGACACCAGCGACAAGGGATTACAAGGGCGGTTATCAAGGCGGTCGGATTCGGAACGGCAAAGTAAGTTGGGACACTCTGGATGTAGCAGTTCAGCATACGGACAATCAGGCGAAAACTGGTGGTCAGTTGAACCCGACGTGGGTCGAGTGGCTCATGGGATACCCCGAAGGGTGGACAGACTTAAAGGACTAGGCAACGCGATTGTGCCACAGATAGCAATGAACATAGGATTAGCAATAAAGGAGGAGCTGAAATGAAGATTAAACAAAACCTAGATATCAATAATCCCATAAGTTATATGAGTGACAAAGGAGAAATGAGAGAGTTGGGATCAACTGATGCCATAGAAAACCTTTTGAAACTTCGACCTAACTTACGCAACAATAAAAATGTTGGTGTAATTGAAAAATATACAGGAGTTTTAAATATTATTGATAGTGTAAATGAGCTTCAAAAACAAGGCACTTTAAAATTAGCGATGCGTAATTTAGAAAACAGTCCAGGTTTAAGTTTTATGAAAACGGAACGTGACGATGAAGATAGTTGGATTGAAGCGGATGCTATTAGATACGCACAACCTTTTGAAATTAGTGAAGAACTGTTTGTGTTCGCAGGCATTCACGCAAAGGATGCTTTGTATGATAGGAAGGAAGCAATACCCATTCCTTCAGACTGCACCTTATGTGCTAGCAATATGTTTCTATCTATAGAAATTCCCGATGCAAAACATAACTTTTTGCTGATGCGTGACCGCTTTAATAGTGATAAGACACATACTTTTTTAGTGTATGATAACACGGAATCAATGAAAAAAGCTGGAGGAGGTATCTGGCCTGTAATACCAATGGGCTCTTGGGAGATAGGTAAACCAGGTTTTGGAGTAAGCGAAGAGTTCCAAGGTTGGAGTGACGAGGAGCATATTGAAATGATGTCCAGTCTTGCGTTCCTTGTTATGACGATCAACCAAACAAGATACGTCACACGAACTCTGGCAGGGACAAGGCAGCAAAGACGCAATGCAAGCCGTGGCTTTGGAAAAGCCACTGATGCTTGGACAAAGATCTCTTGGAACATTGACAAACCTGTTGTTGCCAAAGAGCCCTATGATGCCGGATTTCACAAGAAAGCTTTACACTTCCGTCGAGGTCATTGGAGACTGGCTGAAGAACATCATCCTATGTCAAAACGTAGACCCCAAGCAATGATTTTAAGACATCGTGCGCTATGGTGGACTTGGATAGAAGGGTATTGGGCAGGACATCCTGCATTTGGAACTCAAAAAAGTTATCATCAACCTAAGATCAGCAAGGAGAAAGTATATGGCTAAATGTAATTGTGATGAGGAAGACAACATCCAACCGATTATTGATTCAATCGTTCGCAAAGCGGACATCATTCGAATGGATGCGAAGCGAGGATCTTTTGTTCCTGGTTTAAAGGGTAAGGCCGAGGAGATTATAGCGTTAGCTAGGCTACTTGAATGAGTACTCAGGAACAAGTTGATAGAGCTCTCATTTGTTTACAACAATTTTTTGATGAGCTTAATTCAAAAGAAGTTCCACCCAACGTAATGCTACCAATCATGTTTAACAGGGTAGCAGATATGTTGTTGGAATTATACGGATCTGAACTGGGATACATGATGATGTATTCAAATTTACAAGACATAAAAAATTCATATGTCGAAGAGGAGGAGGAGGTTACATACCACTAACAATAACAGTTGAAACACATGTTAAACACATATAAAGTATAAACAAAGCACATGAAGGAGAAAATTATGGCTGCTACAGAAAAAGAGAAACCTAAAAGCGACTTTAAAAACGTCGCCGTATTAACAGATGATCATAAATTACTTTACGATTTATCGGTTAAGGAACAGAGGTCGATGGCTCGACAGATGTCGGTATTGATTAGACGTGCCGTTGCTGAAGATGAATAAAACAGGGGGCTTTTGCCCCCTACTTTCTTTTAGTCTCGCTAGATGTTCCGATCTTCCCTTGGCGTAAGCGATCAGGTTCTTTTGTATAACCTCGGATCTGCGTAACATTATGTTTATACATACTCTTTAACAACTCTCTTGCTACATCGTGATCAAGTCCGGTCTGTGCCGCGAGTTCCTTTGCACCAGTGTCCAAGGTTCGAAGACCTCTCTTATAATCAACCATTGTTTCAATAGCTGCATCCATGTATTTTACTTTTTTGGTTTCAGTGTTAGCCATTCTCTTGCTTCCTCTCCTAATACTTTTGCACCTATATCTATCTTGGCTCGAAGAGCCTTGACTATTCGTTCGTCAATCGTGCCTTCATTGATTAGATCTACATAGGTAACAGGGTTGTGTTGACCGATACGATGGGCCCTGTCTTCTGACTGGATACGAGTTTCCAGATTAAAGTCATTGGCGTAGTATACCACAAGATTAGCTTCGGTCAAAGTTAAGCCGTACCCTGCGGTTGCTGGATTACCCACGAAATACTTTAGTGGATGGTTTGGATTCTGAAAGTCTTGCACGATTTGGTTACGTTCATCATCAGATGTATCGCCAAAGTATGAGGCGGCACACCCTGAACCAAAGGTTTTGTTTAGAGTTTCGGTGATCTGCCTTATGTCATGACGGAATCGAGACCAGATGATTGCTTTACCATCGTACTCATTAATTATTTCCTGTAAGGCATTGAGCCGAGATGAAGGGAACGTAATCATTTCATCGTCATCAGTTTTTAAATGTCCAGAAAGTATCTGTTGCAATCGTAGAAGTTGGGTAATTACAGCAGGAGCCGTGGTCATTTCACCATTGTCAAAGAGAACCATAGCGTGGTTTCTTATTTGCTCGTAGTATTTAAACTGCTCATCGGACATGCCGACGTATCGAACTGTGTATATCTTTTCGGGTAGGTCGAGGCAGTCTTTTTTAAGTACGCGGTAGCTAAACATATCTATTCTATCTGATAGTTCGTCCAGGTTTCGGTATCCGATGACCTGCGTGAATGCAGCGGCACCCATTTTTCTCTTTTGCAATACAGCGTAGCGGCCTTGAAAAGCATAGTAGCTATCGTATCCAAGAAGCCCTGCTCGAAGAAACTCTGTTTGACTATATATATCTAGAGGTGATTTAGTTATGGGGGATCCCGTTAACAATCGTCTGAACTTAAACTTTAAAGCTATCTTTAATAGAGCCTTGGTTCGTTTGGCCTTGTGGTTTTTAATTGTGGTGCTTTCATCCACTGCGATAAGACCATTTCCACCCAGGTTGTTTCCCATCCAATCCCCTGCGTTCTTGCCTTTGATCGAGGAGAACGCTTCAACATTCATAACAAAGATGGTTAGTCCGGCAAAAGGTTCTTTGACCGAGCGCATCTCTGCCTGTTCTTTTTTATTGGGAGAAGCTACCCATCTAATTACACGATGGGGCACGTCATCAGACATGTGCTCTGGTATTTCTTTAGACACCCAGTTACGATACACGCCCTTGGGTGCGATGATTAAAGCAAAGTTTACTTGACCTACTAAAAACAAATAGCCTATGTTATCTAACAGGACTTTACTTTTCCCTGTACCCATCTCCATGAAGAACCCGTACTCTACTCGAGTAAGTCCTTTGTCTAATGCTTTAAGTTGATGGTCGTAAGGTTTTAATTTAAACTTTAATTTATTTTTATATTTGACACTCATACATATCTCCACTATTGTCCACATACATGGACTACCACAGTAGTTCTTAAACCACAACCCTGAAGAGGATAACCTTATGGAAGATATATTTGAAGACCTGTTCGATGAACAAGCTGCTGTCGCAGACATCAACACAGATACAGGTCGCACGTTGAGCGACCTAGTCCGAAAGCTCCGAAAAGTTGAATGTGAGATTGAGGACGCAGATACTTTACTTAAGAGTCTGAAGAAAGAAAAGCACAGACTTTCGGTAGAGAGTATACCAGGATTAATGGATGAGATGGGCATTGACCGTCTTGATGTTGACGGTTTGACTGTACAACGCAAGATGATGGTGCATGCATCGATACCTGTTAGTCGTAGAGAAGAGGCCTATGAATGGTTAAGAACCCAGAAGCTCGATGATATTATAAAGAATGATATCACTGTATCTTTTGGCAAAGGCCAAGACAATGTTGCAGGAGACGTCGTTGGTATCCTGAAAGACAAGGGTTTTGATCCAGTATCAAAGACCCACATCCATCCGAGCACCTTAAAAGCATTTGTTAAGGAGCGTGTAACGGAAGGAAAACCAATTGACCTCGATATGTTCGGGGCATTTATAGCCAACGCAGCTGAAATTAGGAGGAAAGCATAATGGCAAATGAAGTAGCACAAGCAAAGGGCACATCAGTATCTGCGGATGTTCTTGATTATATGTTGGAAACTGCTGGGGAGGGTGCTTCCTTTGACAGTAGCGAGATGCAAATACCTTTTATAAGGGTATTGCAAGCATTGTCGCCACAGTTGAATAAAAAGAAACCAGAGTACATTGAGGGTGCAGAACAAGGTGACATGTTTAATACTGTTACCAATCAGTTCTGGTCTGGTGAGGAAGGTATTATTGTTGTGCCTTGCTACCAGTCTACTAAGTATCTGGAATTTATTCCTCGAGACTCTGGTGGAGGCTTTCAAGGTGAGCTAGCGGCTAACGATCCTTTGTTGCAACAGACTCAACGTTCTGGAGCGAAAGAGATTTTACCAAATGGTAACGAGCTTGTTAAGTCTGATCAGAACTTTTGTTTAGTTGTTGATCCAGATGGCTCCTACCAACCAGCTGTTGTTGATATGAAGTCTACGCAACTTAAAGTAAGCAGACGATGGAAGACACAGATAGCTATGCAAAAGATTAATCATCCTAAGAAAGGTATGATAACTCCTGCTAATTTTACAACTAAGTGGAAACTTACAACCACCGAAGAAAGCAATGACCAAGGTTCATGGAATAACTACCAACTTGAGAACCAAGGTTTTGCAGATATGGAGATCATGTTAGCGGGAAAAGCTTTTCGTGAATCTATTATGGCAGGTGAGGTAAAGGCAACGCCGGAGGAGACGCCCACAGCTCCTTTGAAAGACGATGACATTCCGTTTTAAGCGTTAGCCCTCGGAGGGGAGTGCCACAAACACTTCCCTCCTTTTTTTATTTTCCTCAAGGATATACACATGTCTTATGCAGAAAGACTTATGAAAGCTTTTCAAGGGTCAACCGTGGCACACGGTACGACGACGGTTGGAAGAGTAGGAAGGAACGGAAAGGCTGAAGCAGATAGCCGGATCGTTCGAGAGCCTATGACTGTTGAGAAGATACAAGAACACATCGATGGTGTTCAAGGTGTGGGTGCTATACCGATCAATGAAAATAACATGTGCAAGTTTGGAGCACTGGACATTGACACGTATGACCTAGATCATAAATCTCTTACACAAAAGATATATAAATTAAAGCTCCCCTTGGTTCACTGTAGATCCAAGTCCGGTGGGGCACACTTATATTTATTTCTAAAAGAATACGAACAGGCCTCCGTTATACGTGAGTACCTGACGGAGATGTCTATTGCACTAGGGTTTTCTGGGTGCGAGATCTTTCCCAAACAAGATTCAATCCTAGCAGAGCGAGGGGATGTTGGTAACTTTATTAACATCCCATACTTTAAAGCAGAAGAAACCATGCGCTATGGGTTCAATGCAAAGGGTGAGGCCTTAGAGCTAGACAAGTTCTTAAACCTGATTGAGTCTGAGCGTGTAGCCTTAAACCAGTTGGAGTCCATGCAGCTAGGTGGACCAAGAAAGTATTTTACAGATGGACCGCCCTGCCTTCAACACATCACGAGCCAGGGTCAGATATCCGAGGAGCGAAACAAAACGTTGTTTATGTGCGGTGTATATTGCCGGATGAAGAACCCCGATGACTGGGTGTCAAAGTTTGAAGACATCAATCGAACGCTATGTGCGGATCCGTTGCCAGCGACAGAGGTAACAAACCTAGTTAAATCACTGAACAAGAAAGAATACTTTTATACCTGTGAGCAGGAACCCTTCAAGAGTTACTGCGATAAGGAGATTTGCAAGACCAAGAAGTACGGTGTTGGTGGGGATCAACCAGACATGCCACAGATGGGTGGGCTTACAACTCTTTTGTCTGAGCCTCGATTGTACTTCATGGATGTAGGTGGGAAGCGTGTGCAGCTTTCAACAGAACAGCTACAGAACCAAACGCTTTGGCAACGTGCTTGCATGGAGCAGATTAATATTATGCCACCAACAGTTAAAGCACAGACATGGCAAGCCACGGTCAGTAATCTAATGTTGGGTGCTACGTACCTTGAGGTGCCCGAAGAGCTCACGATGGTGGGTCAGTTTAAGGAACACCTTAGAGCCTACTGTACGAGCCGTATAAAGGCTATGGTGCCCGAAGAACTAGAGATGGGAAAGCCTTGGACCGAGGACGGATTAACAAGGTTCACAATCTCTGGTCTTATGTTATATTTGCACAACCGACATTTTACTTTCTACAACAGGGCACAAGTCCAAGAAGCCTTGAAGAGTTTAAACAATGGAGCGGAGGCTCATGGGCATCAGAATATAAATCGCGAGGATGGAAAGAGATCCACGCTTCGAGTATGGTGGGTTCCTGCTTTCGAGGAGGAAGTAATAGACTTAAACATCACGGAGGTTTCAGATGACATCCCCTTCTAATCGACTGTTGCGTGTGTCGGAGGTAGCTGAACTGCTCGGCGTATCTACATCAGCAATATACAAATGGACTAAGGCAGGGGATTTCCCTCAACCCTTAGTGCTAGGAGACGAGTCCAACAAGCGTACTGCCAGTAGGTGGGTGCTTACAGAGATAGAGGATTGGGTCAACTCTCGGCCAAGAGGTAAGATCTATGATAAAGAATAGCACCATTATCTTTGGGCCACCTGGTTGTGGTAAGACTTACACACTCATGGAGATTATCCAAGAGTATTTAGACAATGGGGGCGATCCTTCTAGGATTGCCTTTATTTCTTTTACACGTAAGGCGATTGCCGAAGCTATTGAACGTGCTTGCTCCAAGTTTTCTTTAACAGAGAAGGAGCTGCCCCACTTTAAAACGCTACATGCCACAGCCTTTTGGGGACTTGGGTTGCAGTCAGACGATTTGATGAAGGCCAAAGACTACAAAGCGTTGGGTAAGTTGTTGGGTGTTGTTATTGACAGCAAGGATGGAGTGTCTCCTGACGATGGATTGCCTCAAGTTCAGATTGGTGGGTCAGGAAAAATGTACCTTGATATGGTGTCTCGTGCTCGGTCTCGAAGGATTTCGTTGGAGCAGGAGTATAACGAAGCGGCGAACTATACAATTTGGTTTTCTAAATTAGAACAGGTTGAGAAACAGCTGCAAGAATACAAGAGCAAGATGCAGAAGGTAGACTTTGCAGATTTCATAGAGAATTATATTGATATAGCAGAACCACCTTACTTGGATCTACTGATCGTTGACGAGGCACAAGACTTAACGCCAGTGCAGTGGGAGATGGTTGATCGCATGTCTACGAGAGCAGAGAAGGTTTACCTTGCAGGGGATGACGACCAAGCAATACATCGTTGGACAGGGGTTGATGTGAACGAGTTTTTGGAATCTTCTGATACAGTAAAAATCCTTACCAAGTCTTATCGAATGCCAGTGGCAGTGTTTAATCTTTCCAAGCGTATTGTTAAACGCATACGTACTAGGAAGATAAAGGAGTTTGCACCAGCTAAAGAACAAGGCTCGGTTACTTGGCACAACAGTCTTGGAAGTGTTCCATTAGAGCAAGGTTCGTGGACTATCATGGCTCGAACCAACAGCTACGTATCAGACTTCGCTGATCAGATTAGGAACTTTGGGTTTTTGTACAGCATAAAAGGAAGGCCTAGTATAAAGCCAGAGGTAGCGGAGGGCATAGAGGTATGGCGTCGTTTGCAGGGAGGTGAGCGCGTTGGGGTGCATTTAATTAAGAACCTGTATAAGAATGTGCCCAAACAGGGAGACGGTGCGGTTGTGAAGCGAGGTTCGAGTACCTTGTTGGAGGCAGCACCGGAGGATGGTTCGTTAAGCTATAACGATTTGGTTCAAGACTATGGGATGAAGGCACCGATAGATCGTAGTTGTTTTTCTATAATGAACTTGGGTCGAGATGATAGGTTATACATTGAGGTTATTGAGGAATCAGGGGAGAGTATTATGGATAAGCCTCGCATTAAGTTGTCTACGTTTCATGCGATGAAGGGTGGGGAGGATGACAACTGTTTAGTTTATACAGGATCAACGAAGGCTTGTACTGAGAGCAAGTATCCAGACGATGAGCATCGTGCGTTTTATGTGGGCGTTACAAGAACCAAGAAGAACTTACACATTTTAGAATCAATCAAGAAATACAGGTATGAGATATGAAGAGGAAAATAAAATGAAATATGCTTTATTATATGTAGCGGCAATTGTTGCTGTTAATTATGGGTTTTCTGTTATAGAACCTTGGTTTGTGTTTGGTGCAGCTTTACCGCCAATGACATTTTTAGTTGGTGCTGTTTTTATATTAAGAGACTACGCACAAAAAGATTTAGGTCATTATGTTTGGGTTCCAATGGCAGTTGGTATTTTACTTAGTTACTTAATGGCAGATCCGTTTATAGCGATGGCATCCGCTTTAGCCTTTATAGTTTCAGAGGCAACAGATTGGGCTGTGTACACTAAAACAAAAAGACCTATGAAAGATAGAATACTTTTATCTTCTGCAATATCTGTTCCAGTGGATAGTCTTGTGTTCTTGGTTGTTGCAGGGTTTTTTGGTTGGACAGCATTTTTTGTAATGGTTGTTTCTAAAATGATTGCGTCAGTTATTGTTTGGTTATCTTTAAAATGATTCATTATCACGGCACTCCCATAACACCCAACGTTGAACTGTTAAAGATGGCTGGGAAAAATTTCTGTGTTAGTTATGCTAATCCATTTAATGCAGAATGGTGTTTTAAAAATGCTCAATCTGTTATGTGGGATAATGGTGCGTTTACTTCTTACACCCAAGGTAAAGAATTTGATTTAAAAGGTTTTATATCTTGGGTTGAGGAGTTTCTTTATCCCCCGCATTGGGGGGTAATACCCGATATAATTGGTGGGACGATACAAGATCAAAAAAAGTTAATGATTCAATGGCCTTACTCTAAAGAACTTTCTGCTCCTGTTTGGCATATGAATTTATCTATAGATTGGTTACTTGAAATTGCAGACAATTATCCAAGGTTTTGTTTTGGTTCTTCAGGGCAATATTGGCAAGTTGGTTCTGATGTTTGGGCTAACAGATGTGATGAAGCCTGGAATGAATTAACTAAAAGAGGTTTTCGACCTTGGGTACATATGATGCGAGGGCTTTCTTTATGTGGAGATGTTTGGCCTTTTGCTTCTGCCGATAGTACAAATGTCGCTAGAAATTTTAAAAACATAGGGCAACAAGTTTGTCCAGAGAGAATGGCTAGAAGAATTGATTCAGTTCAATGTTGGAAAAAGTGGTTAATAAAAGAAACACAAATGTCTTTAATTTAGAGGTAAATATGAAACGAGAAGAAATACTACAAAAAGCAGAGGGCTACATCAATGGTCCCAGAGCCAAGGACTATGGTGACGCAACCGTAAACCACATGCGTGTGGCAAGGTTATGGTCGGTGATCCTTGGACAAGACATAACAGTTGACCAGGTGTATTTATGCCTGGTGCAATTAAAGGTATCACGTTTGATCGAGACACCAGAACACGAGGACAGTTGGGTGGACATCTGTGGCTACGCTGCACTGGGTGGAGAAGATTAATGGCAAGAGACCGTAAAGACAAGAGTACAATAAATTATCTTGAGCGCATGGATATAGATATTATTGACAAGGATTGGAACATACCAACGGAGTATCCAGACCTTACAGGATATAAACAAATAGCCGTAGACCTTGAGACATGCGACCCCAACCTAAAGAAGTTTGGCCCAGGGTGGGCAAGGAACGATGGGTTTATCGTTGGCATCGCTGTTGCAGCAGGGGATTACTATGGGTACTTTCCTATCCGGCACCAGAACGGACACAACCTAGATCCAAAGGTTACGATGAAATGGTTCAAGAAGCAGATGGCAACACCTCACATAGATAAGGTCATGCACAATGCGACCTACGATGCAGGTTGGCTAAGTGCGGAGGGCGTTGATATACAAGGTCGGATCATTGATACAATGGTGACAGGAGCTATCGTTGACGAGAACAGATTTTCCTACAGCCTAAACAACTTAGGCCGTGATTGGATTGACATGAGGAAAGACGAGCGGCTGCTTCGAGCAACAGCAAAGGACTGGGGTATCGATCCAAAGGCAGACATGTGGATCCTACCACCTTCAACAGTGGGAGCCTATGCCGAGCAAGACGCCGTGATGACGCTCAAGTTATGGGAGCGATTGCGAATTGAATTAGACAAGCAGGAACTTTGGAACGTGTGGGAGTTGGAGACAAGCCTGATACCTTTGATGGTGCAGATGAAACAGAGAGGTGTTCGAGTAGACATTGACCAGGCGGACATAGCAAAGAAACAATTGCAAGTTAGAACCAAGGAGCTACGTGCGTTTATCAAAGACAAGACAGGCATAGAGATAGAACCGTGGGCAGGGGCGTCAGTCAAGACGGTGTTTGATAAGTTGGATCTAAAGTATCCTAAGACGGAAGCAGGGGCACCATCCTTTACCAAGCAGTACCTGTCCTCCCATCCACACGAAGTAGCCCAGGCGATTGTTAAACTGCGTGAGGCAGACAAAGCAGACAGTACATTCATTGACAGTATACTACGCTATGAGCACAAAGGTAGGATACATGCGGAGTTTCACCAACTTAGATCCGATGACGGAGGCACTGTAACAGGGCGGTTCTCAAGCTCCAACCCTAACTTACAGCAGCTTCCTGCAAGAGATCCTGTTATTAAGAAACTAATCCGAGGCTTGTTTATTCCTGATGAGGGGTGCAAGTGGGGATCGTTTGACTACGCAAGCCAAGAACCAAGGCTCTTGGTGCACTTTGCAGCAAGCCTACCGGACTCACGCAAGCACTCGATGGTTGATACAATTGTGGATGAGTACCACACAGGAGATGTGGATCTACACCAGATGGTGGCAGACTTTGCAGGGATCACACGTAAGGAAGCCAAGACCGTGAACCTTGGGATTATGTACGGAATGGGCGTGGCTAAGTTAGCCAACCAGTTGGCTGTCACAAAGGAGGATGCGAAAGAACTACTTGAAACGCACCACACTAAGGCTCCTTTTGTTAAAGGCCTAGCGGAGATTGCAAGCGCACAGGCACAGAACCACGGCGTTATTCGCACACTCTTGGGACGCAAGTGCAGGTTTCATCTTTGGGAACCCAAGAGCTTTGGGTACAACAAACCTATGAGTCTTGAGGATGCCAAGAAAGAATACGGTATGAACTTGAGACGCGCCTTTACTTACAAGGCTCTGAACAAACTTATACAGGGCAGTGCTGCTGACCAAACTAAGAAGGCAATGGCGGACTGCCATAAGGAAGGCCTTGTTCCAATGCTCACGGTGCATGACGAACTGTGCTTTTCAGTAGAGAACCAGGAGCAAGCAACGAGGATCACGAAGATTATGGAGACGGGCTTGGATCATGTCCTCAAGGTTCCCTCTAAGGTAGACGAGGAACTAGGAGATAACTGGGGCGAGGTTGGTTAGGTGTTGAGTCGTCTAGCTATCTGAGCATTTGCTGCTTGAGAGATAGGGTCTGATCCTAACAACGATGGATCAACATTTCTACTCACAGGGGTTGGAGTAAAGCTTGATGGTCTTGTATTTTGCGGACTGACAGGAGTTGGAGTAAAGCTTGACGGCGGAACTTGAGCACTCACAACAGGTTGAAATGTTGTATTAGACTGAACATTATTTGTACTCACTTGTTCTGGCTCTTCGTTTTTTAAAAAACGTCTTTTTCGATACTCTTGTCTTAGTGTGTTTATTTCTTGTCTAGGAAACAACGAACGTGTTCCTGTGTCGTTCATGTTTCTGTAATGATTTTTATTTATTTCAAAAGGTTCAAACCTTCCTCTCATAATACCATCAACACCACCGATACTGTAACGTTTAAATACTTTTCGGATCTCATTATCTCTAACACCCATAGTTCTAAGATCTTCAATCATTTGATGATACACTTTATCAGTCTTAAATTTTGCCTCATTAGCGTCTGTATATTTTTTTATAAAACTTCTAGGGGTAGCATTAAAATTATTTGTTTCACCGTTAAAAATACGTTTAGCATCTGTTTGCTCTCTTTGAAGCTCGTATGCTTTATATCTAAGACCTTTTTCTGGTTCAAACTTTAAAGGAGTTACTCCTAAAACTGTCCTAATTAATTGTTCTGTTAAATCTTTTTCTACTCCAGTTCTGGTTTTTGGACTAATTATATTAGGAGCAAAAGTGCCTACAAACCCACGAGCAAAATTGCTAGGTTCAATTTCTCCACGACTTACCTTAACTGGAATAACACTTGGTAGAACACTGCCAAAAATATGAGTAAGACCTTTAGCACCTTTTGTCCCTAAAGAATCTTGTGGATTATATACTTCTGCTCCTGTCATAGTTCTTCCAGCTCTTCCTGCCATTGCCTCTGGAAGCACATCTATTAATGCTTCAGCAACCATTGATTGAGAAAGAAAAGGTTCCGCAGTTTCTTTTAATGCTTGACCTATAACATTTGCCGTAATTACTGGTACAGATTGATCTAATTTATTTCCAGTTCCTATAGCATTCATAGCACCGTTAAAAGCTCTCACAAGAGTGTCATAAGGATTAGAAGTGCTCCAATTTATATACTCTATATTGCCTTCTTCATCTTTCCCTGTAGGAATTAACGTAGCATTTTTTTCCCAGTCTGCAGCAAAGGAACGTTGATAAGCCTTCATCTCATCTCTACCAACACCAGACAGCTTATAAGCAAGAGTTGCTAAAGTAGGAGTAAGAACACCAAAAGTTGTTATAGCCCCAGTTAATCTTCTAATTCCAATTTTTCTTACTCCAGGTATTTCTGAAGCAAACTCATCTAAACCTTGTTTAAGTGTGTTGAATCCTGTTCTATAAATCTCATATGGAAAAGTTATAAAGTTACCAACAGGAAGTTTTCTTGCGGCTCTAATAATTTCAGGAGCTTTGTTGTAGTTTGGAACAGTTTCTCTGACAATTGAAGCAGCACGATCTTTAATTAAGTTTTTAATTACAAGGTCAGGATTAGAGGAATTAAGAGCACTACGTTGCATTGCTTTTTCTACGTCAGTAAGATTAGAGGTTAAGTACTTAACTTTATCTTCCATACTTAATGAGTCTAAAGCATTTCTTAATTTGTTTTGTTCAAATGTATAATTGTAAATTTTCCAAAGATCATCTGAGGCAGTGTATACATCTTCTGCTTTTTTTAAAACTGCCGCACCTTTTTTAACAGCTTTTATGTCAGTTATTTTTTTACCAAAAAGACCTTCTACTGCACTACTAGCATTTGATTCTCTATACCCAGCACCCTTTCTAAGCATGTCTTGTATCTCACGTACTTCGGCTTGAGTTCCCAAAACACCTCGCCTGTTCATGTCTGCCAGCTCTTCTAACAGTTCATCTGTAGGCCTAGAACTAAGATCAGCTAAAACTAATCTAAGAGAATCATATAAGTTTGCCCCTTTACCTATATTTCCTTGAGCGGCAGCAAACAAACTTGCACTTAAAAGATTTCTTACTTGGGTTACCGGAGATAAAATTGTTTTACTATATTGAGAACCAGCTTTAACTTTTAAAAACCCTCCCCAAGCACTTAATGCCATTTGATTAATAACATCATCTGGAGCTAAAATGGAGTTTGTTAAATTTTTATATACTGTTTCAGGTACAACGTATCCGTATAAGCTACCCCACCCAGATCTGTTTAAAGTTTCTTCCACGCCTTCTGCAGCGCCTTCTCCCAGTAAGGTACTTCTTCCATTTTTTCCTCCTAACTGAACGTAATCTCCTGAGTCTAACATTTCTTTTAATTGGGTCTGATTTAATTTTGTGGGATTAATAAAAAGTTTTCCAATACCTTCGTCATTATCTGCAAGAAATTTAGTTTTTCCAAAGAAGTCATCAACAGCTTTAAACTCAGCTAAGTCTGCAACAGTTCCAAGGTAAGCATCTCTAGGATCATCCACCTCCCCTAAAAATTTTCTTAGTTGTGGAGGCAACGTTTGTTTTTCTAAAAACATTTTTGTATTTAATCTTTCAGAGGCTACTCTACCACCAGAGGTAGCACCTCTGTTTTTAACTTTGTATCTTCGAAGAAAGTTTTCTCTTGCTATTCTTGCAGCTTCATCTGTTACAGAAGCACCTACAGTTGCTCTTCCATTATTTATAGTTACACCAATTCTAGTTGCAACATTAGCATTTAAATCTTGAGGAGAAGACTTCAACACTTTGTTTAATTCAGATTCTGTAAAATCTTTGTTTGTTTTAAAAAAGTCATCAGCTATTTTTGTAGTCTTTGCATCTGGAGTATATTTTGCATCTTCAAAAACTCTGTAACGTCTTCGTAAATAAGTTCCTAAGTTATCTTCAATAACATCTTTAATACTTTTTCCTGTAGTTTTATTTATAAAATCATTGTCTCTTAAAAAATTACTATTCTTTATATCAGTACTTAAAGTATCAACATGGTTTCTCATAGCTTTAACATCTGCCCTAATTTCTTTTGGAAGACTGTTAATAAAGTTTTGACTGGTGCTGTTTGACGTTTTGGGTGTTTGTGTAACTGATTGTGGTGGAGGAGATAACAAACGCTGACCTGCTTTTGGTGTTCTTTTTTTAAGAGGATTTGTTAAATAGTCGTTAATTTGATTTAATATTTCTGATTTACGAACAGCAGTTTCTGATGGTGAAAGATTTTTTAAAACAGAATCTAAATTTTTATTAAGTCTATTAAGAGTAGTCTCAGCTTTATCTATATGAGGTTTAATTCTAGAGGAAGTTAAAAGTTTTTCCGTTGCAATTGCATCTGGTAACAGACCTCTGTATCTTGTAGTCCCAATTAGATCTACAAATATTTTTTGACCTCCACTAAGTTCTTGAGAGGATCCTGGCATAGCAGTAGTCCGGCGAGTTTCAAGATCGTCTAACTTTTGAATTAATTGTTTGGGGTACTTTGTTATTCCTTTAATAAGTCCTTGCCCTGTTGCAGTCTGTGCACCTGCTTTTATAGCAGGGGCTACTGCTTTTTGTCCTACTAAACCAGTACCTCTTAACCCAAGTTCTGCTATTGATCCAATGGCCGCTGCTTCTGCACCAAACTTTAACCTGTTTTTTACACGTCTTAATGCTTCTGCTCTTCCTTCTAATCCAATAGTCTTATCTGTTTGAGTAATACCTCCCTCAAAAAAATCTCCTATGCTTGTCGTTCCATCAGAAGAAACTATTACATCAGCAATACCAGCCGCCCCTATTTCTTTAAGAGCTAAACCAAAACGTTCGGATTTAGTTAAAGGAACATCTTTTAAACCTTTAGCCGCTCTCTTTGCTTTGGACGCTTTGTTAACAAGACTTATTCCTTTTCCAGCGGGAAGTACAAATTGTGTTACAACTTCTGCTCCTCCGCCTACTATACCAACAGGATCTAACCCTGCATAATCTCTAATAGCTTCTGCTCCCTCAGTCACTTTTGAAGAAAGATCTGTGTCAAGAGCTATGTCCACGGGTAGAGCAGCAAGCTCTCCAATACCTTGACCAATTCCAACAAGACCACTCATTACGCCTTCCTGAAATTCGTTTAACACTCCTTCGCTTTCAGCAGTGTTACGAATACCTCTGTCAGTAGTGCCTGTTTGATTTACAGGTATTGGAACAAAAGATTCAGTTACGACTTCTTTTTCTACAGGTATTGGAACAAAAGATGCTTCGTCTGCCATGTTTGGCTCTTATCCTTGAACGTTAAATTCTTCACCATTAAAAGTGTATGTTGTTTTTCCAGCTGCTTTTGCTGCGTTGTTAGCAGCAACATGTCCTTTTGTATCTACTGGTGCCTGTGTGGTACTAGATGGTGGTTGTGTACCACCCCCGTGTATACCTTGGAATTGTGTTCCAACTAATTGTTGAGGTGTATAAGAACTTACTATGGTCTGCAAGGCAGTTAAGTTTGCATATTCTGCTTGAGTCATTTCAGTTCCATCATCTCTTTTTAAAATAGCTGATGTATCTGCTAAAGCAGCCTTATAAATATCTTGATACGCATCTAATGGAGGACGGTAGTTTCTTGCTTCAGGAGCAGTTGCCTTTGCCGCTGCTATAGCCGCAAGTCTAGCGGCTTCCGTTTTCTTGGCTTCTCCTAGTCCTAAAAGAACTGCTTTAGATATACGTTCGCCTACACTATTTGGACCTGCTATTGCACCACCTATAGAGGCTTGCATAATTTTTTGATTTAATTCATTGATGGTAGCGTTTTTAGGTACTGGTTCTCCAGTCACATACTCTGCCGTTTCTTCTAATCCTTTTTTAGTATTCGGAGCTCCAACAGCATTTGTTATTGTATCAGATACAACTTTTGGCGGACTGTTTTGATCATAGGCAGAAGCAATAGCAGCTAACTTTCCTTCTGCTACAGCATCCCCACCAAGTCCAGCTTGAATAGATGCAAGCGCATTATTTGCTTCTGGATTTGCTAACATGGATATTCCATAACCTAATCCTTCAGCAAGTTTAGAACCTTTTGTTTTTTGTTTTTGAGTCAATGGTGCTTTACCAATATCAATTGGACCACCTATCGCCATGTTCTTTTGAGGAGCCATTGTCATATTAGTTTGAGGAGTCATTGTCATATTAGTTTGAGGAGTCATTGTCATATTAGTTTGAGGCGGAGCAGTTCCTTGACCAGTGTTTCTAATAGGAATAGCTGCAACAGCAGCATTTATAAGTTCTGGAGAAGATCTCATGATCCCACTTAAATTAGGATCAACACCACCCATCTCACTTAATTTATTTCTTGCGTTTCTTTTAAATAATTTTCTATTATAAACATTTGAACTATTCATATCATGTACCTCTTGGGATCAAACCACCTAAAGAATTATTTCCAGCAGCATTTAAAGCAAGCATACTTCCAATTCCAGATGCAATTGGATTTGGCCTTGGTGCACTTGTTGCAGTTAATGAACCTTGTGTAGATGGAACACCTCTAAAGATATCAGACATATAGGAGAAACGTTGGAACGGTTCGTATGCTTCCTCTATGGCACCAGCCCTCTGCACATCATACTCAGACTGTCTTTGTTGTTGTTCTAAACCACCAAGATTAAATAAAGCGTTCACATCTTTTTGTCCCAGCGATTGCGCTGCTTCACCTAGAGCACCTTGAGATACGCCAAGTTGTCCAATGCCAGCACCTAAAGATCCAAATATTTGCCCCGCAGATTGACCTCTATTCATTTGGTTTTGAAACGCAGTTTGTGCTTGCTGCTGTGCCCCTGTATATGCGTTTGATCTTAGCTGTGCCCCTATTTTTGCCTTTTGTTCTATTAGGTTTTTAGCTAACTCTTGTTGAGCAATAGTTTCTCTTGCTCCTCCAAAAGCTCCAGCGCCAACAGATGTGCCAGCAATTTTATTTGCTTCTATTTCTCCGGCTCTATCAATATCTCTGTCACTTGCCTCTATTACTTGCTCTACAAAAGGATCATAGAAATCTCTATAACTTGTAGGATCATACCCAGCAGTTGTTCCAGCAAGAGCCTGTTGACCAGATAAATAACTCTGCAATCCTTGATCTAAAGTTTGAGTGCCTTTCTCTAACATAGGTTCATAAGCACCTATTCCTGAGACACCTTGTTCTATAGCCTGTCTTTGTGCATCAGTGAATTGCATTACGTCAGGTCTAGGAACACCACCTTTGACAACTTGGATAGGCTCTCCGTACTGATCGACCCTTACATTTCCATCTGCATCTGTTTCAAAAACAGGATTACCTTGTTCGTCAAAAACAGCCTCACCAAAAAGTGGAGAGGTTGCCGCAATACCAGTAGGATCACCAACAACAGCTCCCGTGTTAGGATCTCTAGGAACATTATAAATATTAGAAAGTAAATCTTTTAAGAAATTCTCTTGATACTCTGGTAAAAGTACTTGTGATTGAACAAGGGATTGCTGGTCCGATTCAGCCATCATGTTCTCCTTTCAAAGTTATTCATAAGTTTATACATCTCAGCAGCTCCTGCCGCTCTGTTACCATTTCCTGCACCTCTAACAGCGTCTGCGGTCATAACAAACTCTCCATCTGAAAGCATTGCTTCTTGAACTGGACCACCATTCTGATATATTTGTGCAGGGATATCGTCACTGGTTCCTGTACCAGGACCCTCAATTAAACCCCCAATAGCTGCTCTTACAATAGGTCTTCTTGAATAACTAAAGGCGTTGCTGGATCTAGGATCTGGAGCAGGAGTTCCTTGATAACTAGGAACACGTTCTCCTGTTGCCATTTGAGCTTGCTGTAAAGGCGTTGCAATTGGACCTTTTGGCTGAAGTGTTTCAGCCAGTATTGCTAAACCTAAAGGACTACTTGCCCCTGTAGCATTTGCAATATTCATTATTCCACTTAGTCCAGCGTCAGAACCTCCTCCTGATGCAGACCTTTTACCTCCAAGTAACCCAAGAATATTTTGGCCAACGTTTTGAGATCCACTATTACTTCCAGTCATACCTCCAAGAGCAGAAGTCATCATCCCTGCCGGACCCATAGTAAGACCTTGAGCTAAACTTCCTATCCCAGAAGTTAAAGAACCTTGAAGACTATTGCCTCCAATCATTGATCCAATAACATTTCCAACCACAGAACCACCAGGACCGCCTGCAATCATTCCAACGAGTGATCCTATTGAAGAAAATAAATTACTTTTAGAACTGTCTCCAGAACTTTGAGAAGAGCTACCTCGAAGAGATTCTAAGGGACCGCCTGAAAAAGTATCGCCAGAAGCACCAGGGCCACCACCATCAAACATATCACCAAAACTAGAAAATGACGCCATTATCTTTCTCCTTCAACTTCATACCTTAAACCTTTTTTTTCGTTTCGTCTACATTAAGAAACAGCAACGGTAACACTTCCTACAGATGTTGTCGCTTCAGATCCTTTACAAGCACTTACATCTAATAAAGATATTCTTACGTAACCAGAACTTGTAGTATTAATACAGTTACTTACATACAAAGCTCCTGCTTCCAACCCCACATCGTTACCATATTGCAAGTTTGTAAGAGTCTGAGCAGTTCCTCTTTGTGGTCCAGGATTCTGTACTTGATTTATAAAAGACTCTAAAGCACGAACTAAATCAGTTAAGTATCTTATATCAACTTCTTGATTAGGAATTGGAAGTTTTGGAAAAGCGGTTATGTTTCCTGCCATTATCTTCTACCATCCTCACGTAGATCAATTCTAGGACTGCCTAATCTCCATCGTACTCCAACATTTGAAGACGCTACTTTTAGAGCAAAAGATCTGCCCCTAAGTCTTATGTCTGCCTTTTGTGTAAATTGTTCAAATGGAACTGTGGTAGTAGAACTAGCCGTCAAAGTAGTAGAACTTGTTTCTGCCTGTGAGTAAGAAGCACCAGGGTAGTCTTGCATACTCATAGTCATATCTACAACAGGGGCACTGGTTGTTGAACCTTGAAACGTAAAGTCTGGAATCATACGACTAACTGCAGCAAACTTTTGACCATCTCCTATTTCAATTGGACTAGACTCTAAGGTTGCTGTCATAGCAGAACCATCATCGTCGTAACCAACTTCGTGACTGTATAAGTAACCATCGTCTGCTCCTGTAGGAAAACTTCTTAATCCTCTATCCAAGAAAGCAGACCGTGACATGGTTCCATAATACCAAATTTTTTCTCCGTAATTATAAGTTACATATTTGTTGTTTTGACCATCTCCACCATTAGCAACAGAGTTGTCATCAGAACAATAGAACCAAGTTACTTCGCTAAACTCAGAGTTAATACCTGCATAAACTTTTTGTTCTTGACCATCGTTAAAATTAAAAAAGACCTCCTCTTTAACGCTACAAGGAAGTTGCCTTGTTTGACCATCATATACGTAAAAACAATCCTTACCCATCCAAAATACTATGTCCTGTACAGAAGCTACTGAATTTGCACCCATGATTGTAATGTTTGTTGCTAAAGGTTGAATACCATAAACAAAGGGTGGCCCTAAATACTGCATTGTTTGCAATGAACTATTAGTCCAAATTAAAATTTCTCGTTTGGTTTCAATAGCTCGAACAAAACTAGAGCCGGATCCTATTCTTAAATCTCCAGCAGTATTTGTTGCTGTCGGTGTCCAATCAAGAAAAGATTCCTGATCCGAGAACCGTATTAACAAGGTGTCTTGCACAGTTGTGTTAATTGTATTTGTGCCAAAAGCAATAACGTGCCTGCTATTGTCTGCAACCATGATCTGTCTTGCTATAGTTGGTGTATCAGAAGCCCCTGCTAACGTGCCTATCTCTACCGCTCGTGTAGTAAAAGCATTTGATACAGAGGCATCCCAATAATAAACACCACCATCTTTTGGATTTATTAATAAGTCCTCACCAAAATTATCATGAGTCCAAATACGTAATTCAGTAGTGGTACTAATATCAGCACTTGATCCCCAAGTACTACGACCCCAGGTTCCCGCACCCCAACCAGTGCCCCCTACTTCTGTATCTAAACCAACATTAATTTGATAAGAACCATCTACCCCAGATCCACCGTTTCCACTGTCGCTTGAATTTGCAGTGACAGTGACACCGTCTGTATCTTTAGCTGTAATTGTGTAGGTGTTTGCATCAGTAATACTAGCAATTTGATATTCTTGATTTAATACCGCAGCTGTAACTAAACCACCTAAAGAAACCGCTCCCGAAAACGTTACGAAATCATTTACAACAGAGCCGTTAGAAGAGTCTGTAACAGTAATAGTTGAAGAACCATCGGTTGCAGCAAAAGTAATTGAATCGGTACTGGTTTTTCGAATAGGTGTTATGTCACTAAATGACTGCCCTATCTCTAAATAGTATTTAAGATGTGTGCCTAATCCAAGATATTGGGTACCGTTTAAAGTAACCCAAGTATGCAACGCACGACAGGTTCCCAAGAAAGTGTTGGAAGAATACTTGACCCAACCCCCTATTTTTTCTGGAAAACCTAAACGAAACCGTACTTTATCAGAGTCAACCCAACCACCTTCGTTAGAGTAGGACGTTACGTCTCTGTTTATACCTGGTTTAAACTGTAACTTGGTTAAAGGCATAGGCCAACATCTTTCACTTTTAAGAGGCTTCTTGAGTGTCTTCTTTCATTTCTTCAGGCTTTAAAGATTCAGCAAGATTAGC